ACCCGATCTGCAAGAACGAGGGCCATTTAACGGCCTCCGTTAAGCGATACGCAGAATCGCGTTCGATGCGTCAGCGGTCGGGAATTGGATCGTGAAGTTACCTGCCGTTGAGGTTTTATCCCCACCAAACGACAGCACCGCAACCGCCTTGTTATCTTGGGTCGCGTTGTAGATCAACGCACCGGCTGCAGTCAAAGTCGCTGACGGGAAGGTCAGGTCATCAAAATCCAAGTATGCCGTCGTGCTGCTCGAAGTCGGAACCTGCGAGACCGTGAGCGTTAAACCACCAGTCGTATAGTTGGTTCCCGAAGAGGAAACCTCGTCCGATAGAGTAGTCGTATACGCCGTGGTTGTAGCGTCCAAAGTTGCCGAAGACGTATACAAAGCGAGTTTAAATACATCAGGCGCTTCGGAAGCACGAACAACTGACGAGCCAAATGCATGAACGCCGTCGAGAATCTCGACTTTAAAGCTGGTCGTCATAGCTTGGGAAATAGCCATTACAAGTCTCCAATATAATTTGCTGCGTCTTTATGTCCAACCTGCAAGAGTTTTTTCCTCATCTCGTTACGCTCAGACTCTTGTGCTTCGCGCAAATATTTTATCAGTACTTGCATCAGGGCCTCCTTGGTCTCTACCTGTAGGAGTTTGTTCGCCGCCCTCTCTGCAATCTCTTCCGTCGTAAACCCACGATGATGCGTGGTCTGAACAAATACATTACCAATTTCAGAAGAAGCCGTAAAACTCATGTGACCGGAATCCTCACTTGTCCAGAGCGGTATGCGTCCTGACGCTCCAAGCCATCACCCAATCGTTTCAGTTGTGACAGCCCCTCCATATACTTCTTGTCGTAATCCGCGATGATGTCAGCCTCACCTTTCAAGTAGGTGTACGCTTCGCGCAGTGTTCCGTATAACAGAACATTCTCAAAGTTGTCCCCGACCCACGAAGTCCCTGCATCGACAATCGACGGTGGGTAATAGTAATAGTGCAGTTCTAACGTGTAGGCTGCATCGGGTGTCGGCCCTAGCAACATCGTACTGTCATCCCAAATCGCATAGTACTGCGGTAGCCCCGTTGAAGAAGCTGACGGGTATGACTGACGGATGAAGTTCACATCCTTGTTCAGAAGGAACTGATAGTCCCCGCTCCCATCCACCACTGCCAAGGAATACGTCGAGAGCCAGTCTGACGGCAACGCCATATACTGATTCCCTAATGTGGTCGAAGCGGTTGAGTTCTGACGAAGCGCGGGAAGCTGTACGGTGTTATAGATACGCTCTTCTGCGTACTGCACAAAATTAGGGATATTCGCCACGAAGGAAGTCTCCGTGGACTGACAATACTCCTGAATCAGCGAAGTAAGCTGAGCGTAGTTCATTAGCTCCAACCCGAACGATATTTGCCGTTGTTCTGCAAATTAATCTGAGATACGAACTTCGTACCCTTTGTCGCTGCGCCAGCACCCTTCATTTTCATGTGGGTGACACCCTTGTTCACATCCTTTTCGGGATAGCCATTCTCACCGGTCGGATCGGTGTTCGGCTTGATCTTGCTCATGTCTTTCATTATCGACCCCTCTGAGCCATCACTTTCGCCATATTACGGCCTACAGCCTTACGCTCCATATTCATGCGACCCAATCCGCCACCACTTAACTTGGTGATTTTCTTGCCGGGGTGCATGTTACGTTCGTGCTTATGGACGGCTTTCCTCACCATTGCCTTGTCCATCTCCACATCAGAATGCTTGGCTTTTTTGCCCTTCTTTTTCATATGAGTCGTCATCTAAAATCTCCTAGGTCGTAACGACCGTCACCGTTCCAACTTCACCTGCAGGGGCCAGCGTATTCGGGGTCAAGCCCACATCGTAGCTCCTCGCACCGCCAACAGGGTTCCAGCCCCATTGGATCATTCTACTACCACCGGCACCTTCGTTGCCGAGTTCAAAATAGCTCGTGTCGGGTCTCGGGTTCCGCACAGCCTGCGGGTCATCAACCGGATACATACCCAACTGCAACTGCGGCTGATCAGGCTCCCAACACTCCGGACACACCAAGATATTCACATTCTTGGTCTTAATCACCAACTCTTTAAGCTGTTTCAGTTTGTACCGGAATCCGCACCGATCACACTCGGCAATCGCATTTTTACCGGACGAGAACCTGCTGCCCATTAGTAGGACCCAACAAAGCTCTGCCTCGGAACAAACCGAACAGGGGCCTTCTCACGATCCTCGCCTGCGGCGATATCCCAAGCCTCATCGTACTGGGCTTTCAGGATTTGGGTCCGTGCTTCAGCGCCCGCAATCTTCATCGACAAATAATACGCCAGCCCTGCCACCAAGCAGGGGAGGAAACGGAACGGGATGTCTTGCCCATTCACGCCTGTGCCTGCATCAAGCATACGACGCAGACGGGTATAAAAAAGGGTATACGTGGTACCGGAATCTGGCAAAGGCCAAACCGTAAACTGGGGATAGACCACGCTACCCGTAGAATCAGTCGCCCCCGTACGCCGATCAATCCAAATCTGAATGGGCCTACCCGTTGCGTTCTTATTAGGTATCGCAACGTAAGTACTGGAGGAAATACGACTGATGTTGATATCAATCTGATTCTGCCCCGTACCCGTACGGATCACGTGATCTAAGAGGTCTACTGTGTCAGCAGGAAGATCGTACGTCCCTGTACCCGCAGTCAATGCCTGCGTTCCTGTTTCTAAAGTCCAAAGATTGATACCGCGTGAGGCCCAGTCCATCAGCATCAGATTTAAACTGCGCTTGGCAGTGCGGAAATCATAACCCGTTCTAAGCTCGGCCCCACAACGCTCAAAAGCCTCCTCAATGATCTCATTAAGATCGAGGTTAAAGTTAGTTGTAGCTGTGGTGTTGTAAGCCATTACTTCTTACTTCCCCGCTTGGCGATACGCACGGGTTTTCTTGCTGATACCTTTCGGCTGCTTGACGAACTGCTTGCCTGCCTTTTTACCTTTTCGCTTGGCGGCGGTTGTTCGGGCGTACTCAGCAGAACTGAGAGCTTTAATAGCAGCTTCAGGTAGATATCTTTCACCTGTTTTACTAGATGGCTTACCACTTTTGGTTCTCCATTTCTGCTCGCCCCAAGCCTTCAAAGATCGTTGCGGATCTCTCATGCCTTGTATCCACCGCCCTTCTCTTTGTACTTCTTAGCTAAAAGCTGTGCCTTGCGCGCTGACCACTGCCCCGGTTTAGTACCGTGCGTTCCCGAAGCCTTGATGGACTCAAACAACTTCTTACGCATACCGGGCTTGGTGTAGTTACCCGCTTCGTTCACCTTGCTCTTCTTACTACTACCACCTTTGGAATAGGTCTTAATCGGCTTGCCCGTTCCAATAACAGGCTTATCATCCCCACGCCGCTTAGCACGAGGAATCTTTGCCGGGTTCATATCACCCATTCCGCGAGAAGGCATCATTAGATGATCCTACACCGGGTTTTGCCGCGCTTTGCAACACCGTCAATTTTGCCGCCCTTGTTGTACTTTTTCACGCCACCGCCGCGTCGGAAACCGCCTTCCATATCTGACGCAAGTCTCTCATCTAAACGACGCTCGGCTTCATCACGACGACGTTGCCGGAACTCTGCGCGACGGGCTGCGGCGGTTTCCCCTGCACGATACCGATCAGAATAAGATGGCATATTTCGACGAGAGGCTCCTCGGGCGGCTCTTTCTGCCGCAGCATCAGAAGCTTTACTTGCGGCTTTTTTACTTGCACTTCGCTCAGCTAGCTTCTTAGCCCCATAACGTAGTGCAGCGCGACCACCCATTCCTGCAGCGCCCCCTGCCAATCCCATCAACGCAGTCGGAGCGACCTTTGCGCCTTCGTACTCATCAGCAAGTTCTTCACGGGTACGCTGGGTGCCAAGTCCTGCCTTAAGAGACTTCGTGATATCTCCCGGCCTGTAGCCCTCTTTAGCACCACGCTCTCTTTGCCCCGCTGTGCCATACTTTGCTGCCAGCGCTCCAAGGAACGTCTTTTTCTTTCTAGGCGTTTCTGATTTTGGACTAGGACGACTTTCTTCAAACGCGGTAGAACGCCCTGTCGCAGGAGCTTTAGCTTTTGCCCGTAGCTCGCGAAGCAGCTTCATATTGGCTGCAGCAGATTTGTCCTTACGGTTTTTGTACGCTTCGGGATCAAGACGGCGAATTTCCGCACCGACCTTACCGTAACGCTCCTCGTCCGTCATATCAGATAGCTTTTTCATTAGCACTTTCCGCCATAGGCCATCTTCACCATCTTGGCTTTGGTCTTGCCTTTGTGGGCTACGCCGTCAGCCGCCTTGCGATAAGAACTACCGCCTTTGGCTTTAGACTTGACCTTACCGCCCTTCTTCATACCTGCCATCGCACGGCCCATCTTGTCGGACATATCGCCACGCATCGGCATAGCACGGCCCATCTTGTCTTTCATCTTACGGTCCATCATTTCAGTTACTCCTAAACAAACTTACCACGAGTTTTGCCTTTCTTGGCGACACCATCTGCTCTACGAGAAGCGGAAGACTTAACTGAGCCGCCTTTACGATAAAGTTCATCTGACTGACGGCGAGGTTCATATGGGAGTCTTGAAGGACTTCTGAAAACAGGTCCTTTAGGTGTAGTCGCCCTCAATTTATCTTTTTTAGCATCTGCTTCCTTTACACGCTTACGCGTTTCTACATCTTGTTCGCGTTTCTTTTTAGGATTACGGTACGCCCCCGGCTTTTGATGGGGTAGTATTTTTGACATGGCGCTTCTAGCCGCGCCGCCCGGTATTAAAAATCTTTCTGGGAAAACAGATTCTAAGCCCTTCTCTCGCTTACGATACTGAGGATTTCGTGAAAGAAATTCTTCCTGACGCTGCTTTTCTATTTCAGCATCAGTCATTTTTTTCTTACTCATTTCTTAAACCCTCGCAAAGTTTGCGCTAAACGTGCACGTTGGCCCATCTTGCCCGGTTTCTTAGCTGCCGTAGCGAGCTTCTTTGCCGGGATCTTCTCACCCTTCTTCACGCCCAAACTGCTACGCAAAGAGCCGGGTTTTTTAATCGCCTTTTGAATCCATTTGACGCTACCGCCTTTCTTAAAGACGCCACGCCCTTTGAGGACATCAGCACGGGTCACTTCACCGTCACCCGTCAAATCAGGAAACCTCTTAGCCATCTTTCCTCCGGATCTTGTTGATCCATTCAATAGCTTTGGACACCGCGCCCTTCACCGTATCCGTTTCATAGATACGAATACCTGTCCAGACGATAGTAAACATAGCTGCGATGGATGGAAGCATTTCAATCAAAGTCCCTACTACCGTGAACACGGATAATGCGTCACCGGCACTCTTCATGGTTTCGACATTCTCGTCTTTCATTTTAGCAGTTCCATTTTTGAACCATGACTATGCTACCTCTGAATATTTATTCCATTCAGGAGAGTCTGATGAAGCCAATAAATACATACGGGCAAACTCTAAAAGCTCCGGATCGTCCCTGAAATGCCCTAACCCACGATTGCAGTGATTACAAAGTAGTCCACGAATCGCTCCAGTTTTATGGTCGTGGTCTACTACCAAAGGCCCTGTATCCCCGCATATAACGCATTCTTTAACTTCAGATTTAAGTTGAAGCAAATCTTCATCTGAAATTACATTACGGAACTTACCACGGTTAATACCGTTTCTGTATGTAGAGCGGCAACTGCGGCACCAACTATCAAGCCCATTCCGCTTTTTATTATGCGGAGGGAAATGCTCCAATGTAGCGGGCTTCTCTGTAGTGCAACGGGTGCAGGTCAACAATTCCATGCTTTCAACGACAACGCTTTTCGCGTAGGTCGCCCCTTTTTATCCTTCATAGGACCGGGCATTCCGGACATCCTCGCACAAAATGACTTCCGCCGACCCGCATCCTTCTTAGTTTTTGGGTTCGGCGCGGGCGGTTTAAGACCCGGCTTGCCGGGATTAGCACGGTTATAGGAAGCCCTGCCTTTGGCGTTCAAGCCGCCAGCAGGATTTTTACCTTCCTTCCGCTGCCAAGCGGGGGTCTTTGCCATTAGTAAATTTCCTTAGATTGGGGCCACCAGTCGGCCTCAGCTTCGATGGCTTCCTGCTCGGTGTTGAACACACGGTACTTCACAGGTCTTCCTCCGATACTGAAATCAGGGGCAGGATGTTTTCAAACGGCTCCACCGAGTAAGTGACGTTCAGCTTGTCCTGAAACAGCCCTTCAGGAATCTCCGTCAGGATGTCTTCCATCAGGAACCAGCGTCCATCCGTAAGTTGCACCGGGGCGAGTCGATGCTGCCCCGATTGATAGGCGATCAACGTCTGAGCGTCGGTGTCGGTGAACAGAAGCACGTTCACGGAATGGCTCCGTCGATGGCGGTTATTAGTGCAGACACGCGGGTGTCAAGATCGGCAAGGGTCAGGGATTCTCCGATGGAGTAGAACGCGATTCTACCGTCGAAATAGAAATCATTGTCGCCT